TTTAGACAAGGAACTGCAGACGTAATACCTGCATTGAAAACGTATTACAAAATTGATTTTAATGTACCTCTTGACACGGAACTTAAGATCGGTTATAATTGGTTAGATATGAAGGAGGCAATATGAGAAAAACAATAGAAGCACTAGAGACATTAGATGAATATGATGATTCTGATTATAGTGCTTATATAGAATATACAAAGTTAAAAGATAGCTGTATGATAGAACCATCTATTTTGTATATAAATGAAAGCCATGAGTTTCTTAGTGCATTTAAATATTTTGCACTGTCTGATGGTTTAGTAGTAAAAGTAATAAAAGGAGAAACAAGAATATGTTAGAGTTAATAAATATATTATTTTCAGTAATAGGTTTATGGGTATTAATAGGTTTTTTTGTAGAATTTTTTATAAAATAATACTTGACTTTTTTGTAAAAGTGTGGTATAAGATAACAACTAAAATGGAGGACAAATGTCTGATAATAACTTAGTAAATATAAAAAAGATGTCTGATGAGCAAATCATGCAAGCCATTGGACAAGATGATGGATCTAATATGGGTACTAACATACCTAGATTAGCTATCAATCGAACACCCGAAGATGACGATGGTAATCAATTACCAGTTGGGCATTTTTATACTTATGATTCTAACATAGGTCAAAATGTTTTTGGCAAGCCAGTAACATTCAGACCATTCATAAGTGCAATGCAGTATATGCATTATGATGCTGATAAGGGTGAGTACATAAACAGATCTATTATATTTAAAAGCTGGAAAGAAGAAGCTATAGATATTTTAGGTGGTACGAGATGTGGTAAGATACCTTTTAAAGAAAGGTCTAGTCTTACTCCTGAGGAGCTAGAACGACAAAGAACGATCAGATGCTATAAACTTGTATATGGTTTATTATCTTTTATGGGTGGTAAAACTGCACAAGGTAATGCACATGATGTATCGGATTTGCCAGTTCTATATAGAGTAACAGGTACAGCATTTTCACCAGTGAGTGCTGCGTTAGATCAACTTAAAAAAAGAAAAAAACTTATGTTTAATTCTACTTTAAGTATTGATTCTAAAAGGCAGAAGAAAGGTGGCAATGTTTTTTATGTCCCTGAGATAGTAGTAAATGCAGATGCTTACTTACAGTTATCTGAAACTGACATGGAAACTTTAAAGGTGTTTCAAGAATCTATTGATGCTGAGAATGAAGAGGTTATAGCTGCTTATAATACAGCAAAAACCAAAAAAGCAAATGGCTCAGATAAAGTAGATGCTGAGATCGTGGAGCAAGTAAATGAAGATTCACCTGAAAAAGTGTTGGCTACTTGATGAATAATATCCTTTATAAAGTACAGCAATATTTAGGTAAAGCATCTAAAGAATCTGTGAAGTTAGACAAAGGACTTGTAGAGGAGTTTGGTGAGGCGTGTAAAAACGCCTTACTAAAACAGTTTGAAGATCAAAGAAGAAATAAATTTGAACCTAGGATGTCTAATATAGGTAGGCCTTTATGCCAGTTGCAGATGGAAGCAAAGGGTGTTAAAGGTGAAGGCCAACCGTATAATGTAAAAGTAAGAAATACATTTGGAGATGTAATAGAAGCACTAGCAATATTTATTATGAAATCAGCAGGAGTGAATATAAAAAATGAACAGAAAAAAGTTAAGTATAAATTTAATGGAAATGAAATTGAAGGAAAACAAGATGTTGAGATTGATGAAAAGATTTGGGATATTAAAAGTGCATCACCATATTCCTTTGAAAAAAAGTTTGGAGAAGAAGGTGGATTTCTTGAGGTTGTCAAAGAAGATTCCTTTGGTTATGCATCACAAGGATTTTTATATGGTGAAAGTCAAAACAAAAAATTTGGTGGGTGGATAGCAATTAACAAATCAACTGGTGAATGGACAGTATGTGAAACACCAGCGATGATTGAGCCACATAAAACAGAAGCATTAAAAAAAGCTAAAGATAATTTAAAAGCATTAAAAGATAAGGTTCCTTTTAAAAAACAATACGATGATATCGCAGAAACTTTTAGAAGCAAACCTACAGGTAATAGAGTTTTGGGCTTTGTTTGTTCATATTGCCCATACAAACTTCCTTGTTGGGGAAGTAAATTGCAGTTGTTACCACAGCAGCAATCTAAAGGTAAGAATCCTAAATGGGTTTGGTATACGGAGGTTAATAATCCTAAACAGGAGGAAGCATCTGCGTAACTGGGTGGGTATTAGTTAGAGGGGTCTAGTATCCACCTTTACCGATTATGATTTATTTTGTAATATTTAAAAATAAAAAAGATAAAGATTATAAAATATTTAGTAATACTATATTTAGTAATGAGAAAGAAGCAGAACATTTTGGTAAGTCAAGTATGAGTAGACAACAAGAGCATAAAGTGATAGAGTATAATAAAGAAAACTATAATAAATATTGGAGTAATGACAAAGAAAATAACAAATAAAGCATTTTTAAATGCTATAAAAGTTTTAGTAACACCTTGGGAAAAAGGTTTTAGTTGTGGTATAGTTATGGATAGTAAAAATATAATGACCACAGAAGAGTATGAATTATGTTCTACGATAGCAAGAGGCATGATAAAGATGGCAACTACTGATCCCCATTCTACGTTTCTATGGGGTCTTCGTGGATTTGCTGATGATAAAAAACAAAACAAGGAAGACCTTGCTATTAACTCTATTGCAGAATTTGATAGTGAAGATAATGTAATTGACTTCCTTGAATTTTTAAAACAGAAACGAGACAAGGAGTTAAACTAATGGCAACGCACTTAGTTATAGGTGATCCTCATTGTACACCTAAAGCAAACAATGATAGATTTTTATGGGCAGGAAAATTTGCCCGAGATCTAAAACCTAATACAATTATTTGTATGGGAGACTTTTCAAGTATGGATTCATTATCAAGTTATGATAAAGGTAAAAAATCCTTTGAAGGTAGAAGATATAAAAAAGATATAGAACATGCTCATGATGCATTAAGTAAATTTAACAAAGGTCTAAATGGTAGACGACCAAGAAAAATCATGCTACTTGGTAATCACGAAGATAGGATAGATAGGATAGTAGATGAAACACCCGAACTTGATGGCACAATTAGCACTAATGATTTTGAATTTGAAAAATATGGTTGGGAGGTTTATCCATACCAAGAGCCTGTTGTGGTCGATGGTGTACACTATTGCCATAATTTCCCTAACGGTGTTATGGGTAAGCCTATTAGTGGGGACAACATTGCTCGTGCTCTCTTATTAAAAAATAAAGTATCTTCAACTGTTGGCCATATACATACATTTGATTACTCTATGTGCACAACACCAACTGGTAAAAAAGTTATAGGATTATCTGCTGGATGTTACTTGCATCATAAAGAAAATTATGCTAGAGCTACACAGAGAATGTGGTGGACAGGTTTAATTGTAAAACGAAATGTTAAGAATGGTGAGTATGATTTAGAAACTATTCAATATAATTCAATAAAGAGGAAATATGGTAGACGATAAAGTTAATTCACCTGCACATTATAAATATGGTAAAAAAGAAACTATAGATGTCATACGAGATTGTATGACAGATGATGAATATCATGGGTACTTAAAAGGTAATGTTTTGAAGTACGTTGCTAGATATAAATTTAAAGGTGAACCTTTACAGGATTTAGAAAAAGCACAATGGTATTTAAACAGATTAATAAAGGAGGTTAAATGACACACGGTGAAAAAATGGCTTTACTTGGTAAGATAAATATGTTATACGAAGTTGCCTTAGAAATACAAGATAAGATAAATAAATTAACTAAACAATTAAAGGAGGCTGAAAATGGGTGCAGTGAAGCAAGCAATAATAGAAGTGGATGATGCAGTGTGTGGATGTCTTAATGCAGGTAGAACATTAAACCAAACAATAAGAGATCTAAGAGCAGAGTTTAATAAAAGAGGTAAAGATAATCCTTATTTATTAGATGAAGATTTAATAGAAGATAAATACTATCAATTTAGAGGTGCAGAATGAGTGTTAGACAAAAGTTAATAGATGCGTTAATACAAAAATATAAAAGTGATATTGCAGATGGCATTGCAACTATTACTGTTTATCTTGAAAATCCTGTGGGTATTGGAGAACATCCACAGCATTTAGATGAATTAGATAAATTAGTAACTAAAATATCTAATGCAAAAGAAAATTTAGATACTATAGCAAAACATTTTGATGATAATGAAATACCATTTTAATAGGAGGATAGATGGAAAAGAAAGAAGAGCAAACACAACAAAGAACTACCCCTAGAACTTA